AAGAACAATACCCCGCTCGTTGCCGTCGATCTGACGAGACTGAGCGTGACCATGAGCGGTACGCCGGTAGGGTGGACCTCATAACAGAGCTACGACTCCGACTGGATCGTATGCCCTCAACCACCTATTAAGGAGCGACCATGTGCAAAGCGCCAAAGCCTCGCAAGGTGAAAGACCCGAAGAAGCCTCAGTTCCTCAGGAACAAGTACCTCGATTCTTTCATTGGCGACTCGGCAGCCGTAACTGCGCTGCGCTCTGGCCGCAGCAGCCTACGTATACCCCAAGGATCGTCCACCCCCGAAAGTGGCCGACAAATTGGAGAGTCCCTCGTAAGCCCGCCGACCTCAGTCGTACCATCGCGCACATTTGGTGGCAACGCAAATACCCCACCGTCCGGTGGCGACTTCCGACCCATCCGTGGACGGCAGCGCATTAATCAAACCCGTTAAGGAGCACTCATGGCTACTGCCAAGGAACGGTTCACTACGCTGAACAGCAAACGTGACCAAGTACTGCAACGTGGTCGTGACTGCGCTGACATCACCATCCCGGCACTCATGCCGCCCGAAGGTGCTGACGAGAACACATATCTTTCCACTCCGTACCAGTCACTCGGTTCACGTGGTGTCAACAACCTTGCATCCAAGGTGAGACTCGCGCTGTTCCCACCCGGCACACCTTTCTTCCGTTTCGAGCTTGATGCTGCGACGAAAGAACTCATGGGTGGTGATGATCCCGAAGCTGTCGAAGCCATTGAAGGCGCGATGCAGCAGCTTGAGAATGACGCGCTCGATGAACTCGAACAGGGTACCGATTCGGTCATCATGCACGCTACCATCAAGCAGCTCATCACTGTCGGCAACGTGCTACTGCATATGCCAAAGAATGAAGACTCTCGAATCTTCCGCTTGCAGAACTACGTCGTAGTTCGTGACGCATCCGGCAACTGGTTCGAGATTGTCGCACAAGAGAAAGTTTCAAAGTACACCCTGCCTGAAGACGTGAAGGTTACCGTCAATGACACGAAAGATGACGACGAGGATGTCACCATCTACACGCACATCAAGAAGGAAGGGACAAAAGCTGTCTGGTATCAAGAGATCGACGAGGTTGAAGTTCCAAAATCTCGCGGTAAGACTGACTATGACAACAGCCCGTTCATCCCGCTCCGGTGGGCTGCACTTGAGAACGAGAACTACGGACGTGGACACTGCGAGGAATATCTCGGTGACCTGCGCTCACTCGAAGACCTGTCGAAAGACATCGTCGCGTTCTCTGCCGCTGCTGCCAAGGTTATCTTCCTTGATCGACCCAACTCAACGACTGACCTTGAGGCACTGCAAGATGCGGATTCTGGTGACTTCGTTGAGGGCAACATCGAGGACATCGGTGTACTACAGCTGAACAAATTCCATGACTTCCAAGTCGTGAAAGCACAGATCGACGATTTGTCACTGAGATTGTCACATGCGTTTCTACTGACCACGGGCACAGTTCGGAATGCCGAGCGTGTCACAGCAGAAGAAATACGTATGCAGGCTCAAGAGCTTGAAGACGTACTCGGTGGAGTTTACACCGTCCTTGCCGCAGAACTGCAACAAAAGGTGGTTCGCCGCTTAATCGAAAGACTCAAAGCGAAAGGACGGTTCCCATCTCTACCTCAGGGCGCTATCAACCCAATCATTGTGACTGGATTTGAAGCACTCGGACGTGGACATGAGCTGAACAAACTACGACAATACTTTGCCGATGGAGTTGGCATGTATGGCGAGAGATTCATGGATGAATTCGATCCCGCTGCCGTAGCAGACAGATTGTCAACGCATCACAACATCGACATTGCTGCCTTGAAGAAGACAGACGAGCAGAAGACAGACGAAACACAGGCTAAGCAAACTGCCCAGCTGGCTGACAAGACAGCAGGACCAGTAGCCGGACAATTGGCTAAAGGTGTTGCCGATGGAACCATTTCCGCAACATAAACTAACCCGAGGAGAGAAGTATCATGGCCGATGAAGGCAGAAAACGTGAGTTCAGGATTGATTCCAGCGACTCAGCACGACCCCCAGCAACAATCAGTGACGAACCGCAACACTACGCGCAGGGCTTGAAGCCGAAATCGCGAGTGATTGCGCGCGTAGCATACGAAGTCATCGACGGTGCGGTATCACGCGGTAAAGGTGTTCCGCCTGCCAAGTTGATCCTCCGTACGACAACGTATGACGACGGTGTCCAGATTGACACGACTGTCGGTGAGGACAACGAAGGCTATCAGGCCCACTTGCGCGGCGAAGCTCGCGAAGATGGTGGTGCTGCTGTATCCACTCGTCGTCACGCCCCCACGAAGCAGCCTTCAAAGGCTACGAAAGGTAAGGGGTAAACCATGACTGACGTTATCGGAAACGCACCTCCCGCTGTTGTGCCATCTGTCTTGAACGACGGGTCACCTCCGGGTCACGCTGAGAAGATGCTCGCAATGGGCGCAGACACACCCGCAGTTGACGGTGTTGTTGCACCCGTAGTACCCGAAGTTACACCCCGACCCGAAGATGTTCCAGAAAAATTCTGGGATGCCGAGAAGGGTGTCGTAAATACGGCTGCATTGCTGAAGTCACAAGCTGACGCTGAAGCTGCACTACGTGCCGCGAACGCTCCTGCACCTACGCCGGAAGAAGTAGCCGCGAAAGCTGCTGCCGATGCCGCCGCTGCTGCCGCAACCCCAGCTCAGGCTGATGTTGTTGCAAGTGCATCGACCGAGTTTGCCGAGAAGGGTGAACTCAGTGCAGAAACTTATGCCGCTCTTAACACAGCGGGCCTGTCGAATGACATGGTGAACGAATACATTGCCGGACAACAGGCAATCGTGGGCACTCTCCAAACCGCTGCGTATGAACCCTTCGATGGAACTGCGGACGGTTACAATGAGGCTGCTCAGTGGGCTGCAAACAACCTCGACGAGTCTGAAATTCAGGCACTCGACGTTCAGCTTACAAGTAACAACCCGGCAATCGTCGCTCAGGGTGCTAAGGCTTTGGCCTCGAAGTACGCTGAGAATAAAGACGTTGAGCCGGACACGATTCGGGGTAACTCAAACAACCCCGCATCAGGTGGTGTCTACACTTCGTCACGAGAGATGATGAAAGACATGAACAGCAACAAGTATCGTACTGACGCTGGCTTCCGCAACGAAGTCGCCGCGAAACTTTCGCGTTCAAACATCTAAACAGTCCCTCCGTTCGTGTCCTCTCCTCCACGAACAACAAGTCCTTCCTGCTCACGCGGGGAGGCACCCTTTTCCGAGACTGGCTGGCCAGCCGTTCTCAAACTACCCGCTTAAAGCTGCGAAGAAGACCCGGTGCTGTCGGACAATCCTCGTACCCGTTAGCCTGAAAGCGAACACACCCCCCCTTAAACCCATATACAGGAATTCTCCTAATGGCTAACGCTACTCCTTCACGTCTTGGTCAAGTCCAAGCAGCAGGCGACACTCGTGCAATGTTCGAGAAAGTCTTTGCTGGCGAAGTACTGACTGCTTTCGAGACGAACACGATCTTGAAGCCGCTCACAGAGCACAAGACAATCACATCCGGCAAGTCCGCCGCATTCCCGGCTATCTACAAGGCTTCTGCTTCTTACCATACGGTAGGCACAGAGCTGACTGGAACAGCTATCCAGCACAACGAAGTCACAATCTCGGTTGATGACCAGTTGATCGCTGACACCTTCATCGCTAACATCGACGAAGCCATGAACCACTACGACGTACGCTCTCCGTACAGCACAGAGCTGGGCCTCGCCCTCGCACTGTTCTACGACAAGAACGTCGGTCGTAACATCGCTCGTGCCGCTCGTGGCAACGCACTGTTCTCCGCTGATACTGGTGGTTCGCAGATCGTTGACAATGACAGCAAGACTTCCGCGACATCTCTCGCTGGCTCCATCTGGACCAGTAAGCAGACGATGGAAGAAGCTGACGTACCTGTTGAAGCCGTTCCGGTTCAATGTGTTGTCAAGCCTGCCCAGTGGTACCTGTTGGCACAAGAAAGCACTCTGGTTCTGAACCGGGATGTTGACGGTGACGGCTCGTACTCCAAGGGTTCTTTCAGCATGATCGGTGGCGTGAACGTATCCCGTTCTAACGCACTTCCGTTCGCTGATGCATCTGCCGACACGACTATCCCTGCTGACTACCGCCTGAACATGGCGAACACGTCTGCACTGGTATTCGTATCACGCGCAGCTGCAACTGTACAGCTGATCGGCCTCGCAACTGAGGAAATCTATGACGGTCGCCGTCAGGGTACCTTGATGCTTGGTAAGATCGCTGTTGGTCATGGTCCGTTGATTAACAAGGCAGCTGTTGAGGTTATCACCAGCTAATCCCCTTTGATCGTCCCCCTTCGGGGGGACTTTCTCTCATTTTTCAAGGAATTTATCATGGCTTTACCAGTAGCTAACCTTGTGCAGGCAGCAATGGAAACTATCTATGCTGCATTTGCAGAAGACAAAACAGCCGCAGGTTCACGCGACGGTGTCGAGACTCTCTCTGAGTTGGCACGCACGCTGAATAACCTGTACCCCGTTGTCGATTCAACCATCACGGCTGACTCTGACGACGCAGGTGTATCCGAATGGATCACCGCAAACGCCGAAGTAGCTGTAGGTGCGGTTCTCCGCATGACAGTTGATACCTTCGACTTGACTGATAATGCTCTCGCTACGGCGAAGGGTAGTGCAGTTGCAGCTGGTGACATCTACGTCATCGACGGCGCTGACTCTGTCGAGTACTTGGGTAACGGCAGTGGATTGGCATTTGATTCGAGTGGCGAAACCTACTCGGACTTCGTGTCGATTGGAAGCTAAACTATCTCCGGAGTGGACCGAAATGTCCGCTCCATTTTTTCCTAAAGGACTGACATGACTACACCTACAGTAGCACAAACGAAGCTCGATGCCGTCAACTTGATGCTCGCTTCGATTGGTCAATCCCCCGTCAATACACTCACTGGCTCCCTGCCAAAAGATGTCACCAAGGCAGTCGTTGCATTGGACAGTGCGTTGCGCGAGGTATTGACTCAAGGTTGGAGCTTCAACTCCGACACAGAATACCCGATGGCAATTGACGGCACGAGCCGCATCGCTGTCCCCGCAGCATCCATGCAGATTGACCCGACGTACGGTGAGGACTATGTTCCCCGGTACGACTCGTCGGCACCTGCTGGCATGTTCCTGTATGACCGAGAGAAGCGTTCGTTCAATGAGTACACCGATTCCGTAAAGGTTGACATCGTGTGGGGTTACGAGTTCGAGCAGATACCACAGCACGCACGACAGTACGTTGCCACCAAGGCAGCCCGCAAGTTCCAGTCTGGTATCATGGCTTCGGCTGTGCTCCACCAGTTCACACGGGACGATGAGAGCGAGGCTTACGCCACGTTTCGAAGGGTAGAAAAGAGGCAGAAGGGCTACAACCTGATCGCCAATTCAATCGCCGCTCATCGGCACCGCAATCCTAATCGGAGATAATCCAATGGCAGACGCTTTGGTTTCACGTCATATACCCGCCCTCTTTGGAGGCGTCTCACAGCAAAATCCTACTCTACGGGACCCATCTCAAGCTGCCGCTCAGGTTAATTTTTATGGAACTGTTCAGGATGGCCTACGCAAGCGTCCTCCGTTCCAGCATCTCGCACAGGTCACGACCGCTGACTGGTCAACTGCTCACGTACACACAATCAACCGTGATGTATCCGAGCGGTACCTCGTGGTTGTTACAGATGGTGACCTCAAAGTATTCGATGCCGACACTGGCGCGGAGAAGACGGTCGCCTTCCCAACAGGCAAAGGTTATCTCGCAATCGTTGGTGGTGGTGAAGCTGAAGTTTCATTCAACATCGACTCAATCGCTGACTACTCGTTCGTCGTGAACAATACAATTGTCACAGCAACGAAGACAGCACCGACCTCAACACCGACGTACTACGCGAACTGGCATCAGCCTGACACGTGGGGTCCGCGTCGAGCTGGTCGCTACTACAATCCAAATGGCGCAGGCTCGCTCACCGGAACGGTGAACACATGGTCTGACCTCCCGCACCCTGACGATGCTTCACCTCCGTCGAACGGTGACCTGTACAAGGTCGTCGGCTATGACGAGGACAACTTCGGTGGCTACTACGTTCGCCGTGCTGGTGGCGTATGGGTTGAGACTTATGGTCCCGGCGCTAACACAAGCATGGACGAAGACACACTGCCGCACGCACTCGTACGCGAGAGCGATGGCACGTTTACGTTCACGCCTTTCAGTTACACCGCACGCCAATTTGGTGATGACGAAACGAACCCCGCTCCGACCTTCATTGGCCGGACGATCAACGGTGTGTTCTACTGGAAGAACCGACTTGGCTTCCTGACTGACGAGAACACTGTCATGTCAACTGCCGGGGACTACGGAAACTTCTGGCGCAACACAATGACGACGCTGCTCGACAGTGACGTGATCGACGTGGCACTCACGACCAACAAGGTTTCGATCTTGAAGTTCGCTGTGCCGTTCAACGACACGATCATGCTGTTTGCAGATCAGTCACAGTTCTCACTGTCCGTTCGTGACGTGGCAACACCGACCTCTGTCTCTATCGACGAGGCGACTGGCTTCGAGATGGATGACTCCGTCCGACCTGTCCGCGTAGGCTCCGAAGTTTACTTCGTGTCTGCTGCTGGTTCATGGTCGCGTATGCGCGAGTACTTCGTGAACGACCAGACGCTTGCAACCGATGCAGCTGACGTTACGGCTCACGTCCCGCGCTACGTGCCGGGTGAAATCATAAGCATGGCTGCCTCCGGCGTGGAGGACGCACTGTTTGTTGTGTCCCAGAAAGCTGGGTACAAGAATCGTGTGTACGTGTACAAGGTGTTCTGGTCTGGCGATCAGAAGGCACAGAGTGCATGGTCATACTGGGAGCTTGATGCTTCCGACGTGCTGCTGTCTATCGACGTGATCGAAGACGAAGTATTTGCTCTGATTAAACGAGCCGACGCTACGTATCTTGAGAAGGCCGACCTTGACGTGAACGCTGAGAGTCTATCTCTCGGCTATGACATCCTGATTGACCGTCGCTACGACGTACAGCCGGGTGACATGAGCTACTCCGCTGGTCTCGACGAGACTACGATCACACTTCCTTACGACCTCACGGCTAACGTCGAGGGCAACTGGAAGATCGTACTGACCGCTGGAACTGGCGACGTTGGACGACTGCTTGACCAAACGACATACACCTTCGAGGTGGTTGCTGGTAACGATGAAATATCTGTGCCGGGTGACATCACTGCTGGTGCGCCTGTCGTCGGGTTGAACTACGAGTCTGGCTATACGCTAAGCGAACAGTTCGTCTACAACAGCGACAATATGGCCGACACAACAGGCCGTCTGAACTTGCGGACACTGACCGTCAACTTCAAGGACTCTGGGTTCTTCGAGGTGGCTGTGTATCCGTATGGTCTGGACTTCGCAGCTGACGTTGAAGAAGTCGTACCTGCCGCACTCGACGCATTCACTGGTCGTACGCTGGGCGAGGCATCACTCATCACTGGTGAGGCATCGTTCGGTACTGGTACGTACACGACGTTCATCGACGGCAACTCACGTGACGTTGTCATCAAGCTACAAAATCCGTCTCACCTGCAAGCCAAGTTCACATCGGCTGAATGGGAAGGCAAATTCACAAAGAGAACAAGGAGTATATAAATGGAGAGCTTCGAGATACGTCCGGCATCACGTGTGCATTGCACACAGCTGGCTCCTCGATTGCGTCCTTGCGATATGCTGGAAATCTACAGAGCTTCAGGGAATGAACCCCTTGAGGCTCTGTTGAAATCCATTCGTGTCTCGGACGAGGGAATGGTTTGGACTGCGTTCTTACGCGGTCACCCAGTTGCGATGTTTGGTTGCAACGAATTATATCCGGACGATACCGGCATAGCAGGCGGCATTTGGTTATTGGCCAGCGACGGCATCTACGAAAACAAACTCGACTTCATGCGGAAGTGCAAGGAATACCTTGACATCATGCACGAGAAGTACGAGTTCCTCACAAATTTTATTGACGCGGACAACATGCCCACCCAACGATGGTTACCGGTACTTGGCTTCAAGCCAGTAGCTCAGGTTGACAAGTTTGGATTCGGCGGAACCCCGTTCGTTCAATACATGTCCAAAAGGAATTAACTATGTGCGCTCCTCTCATTGCCGCCATACCTCTCATCGGTGGCTCGCTCACCACAGCGGGTGTTGCTGCCACGGCTACGACAGCCGCGACTGCTGCGACGTTCTCTGCTACAGGTATATTGTCGGCCCTGTCGGTTGCATCTGCTGCCGCCTCCGTAGTAGGACAACGGGCGACGGCGAAAGCCCAAGCTGCTGCTATTGGTGTACAGGCTGAGAACGAGCGTGAAGAAGCTAACGATGCTGCCGAGGAAGAAATCGGTTCGCGCATCCGTGAGTCTCGCGAGAGACGTGCACGCGCAGTCGTAGCTGCTGGTGAATCTGGTGCCCTTGGTGCCAGCTTCGCTGCTTCAATCAATCAGTCACTTCAAGATCAGAACATGGACGCAGCACTTGTTTCCAAACAGGCAGCGTTCACCTCACGCGGAATCGACGACCGTGCCAATACCTCACTCGCAGGTATACGCAGTCCGTCCGCCCTTGAAGCTGGCTTGCAGATCGCAGGTGCAGGTGTCTCAGGCTACCAACGTGGCCGCAGCATCGACGCTAAGCGCACTGCCCCTCCCAAGACCCTACCCACTAAGGAATAATCATGCCACGAGGACAACGAGAACGCTCGACCCGTCGCGATGCATCCCTTACTGAGGGCACACGCCCGGTCCAGCTGAGAGAGAGCCGAAGGTTCTTCTCCAATCAGGGCAACGACCAAGCCACACGGAACGCGAAGGCGCTCTCGCAGGCGTTTGGTATCGGCACTGACCTGTACGAAGGTATCGTCGATGATCGCAACGTCAAGGGTGGCAAGAAGGCTGCCTTTGAGTCTGCATCAGGTGCAGCTCGCGGGAGCGACGACACCACCAAAGGTTACAACGACATGTGGGATCAGATTGAGGCGAAGAATGACCTCCATCTATTCTCAAAGGAACTTCCGGAAGTACTTCGCGGTGCTGACTGGGAGAACCTTCAGGAAGACGAAGCTCAGGCTGTCATCGATGGTTACTTCTCTGCACAGCTCAAGGGTATCAACCCGGAGTCGCAGTATGGACAACAGGTAGCCGAAGGAATCTTCGCACAGAACGCAAAGCTGCTCGAAACTCATCGTGACTTCCAGATCGCCCGCGTCCAACAGGAACAGCGAGTGATGATCTACAACGAAGCTGTCGGTTCATATGAACTTGATGGTGTACTGGACTACGACACGGTTGCCAAGCACACAGGCGTGGCATTCGACGGCGCTGACAAGATGGCAACGTACTGGGACATCATCTACGATGTCGCGATACAAGCTGGCGACGAGTCGATCATCGAAGATGTACCCGAGCGGTTCCCTTCTGGTGACCCGACAGGTATCAACGATCCGTCACTGCTCGCTGACCACATGGCATCGAAGAACAAAGCCATTGCCGTCCGTGAGAAACGTGAACGGGAAGAAGCCTCCGCTGCCGCTGCACGACGAGCTGCACTGCGAGTAACCGGACAGCTCGACTTGCTGACTGGTATCGTGGATGGTATCGACCCCACTGCAACAGCTCTTGAGTTCGCTCAGAACGGCATCATCAAGCCCGAGGACGTAACTGCATCCATCACTGCCTTCCGCACCATGCGGGACGACAGGGCACAGCACGGCTTCGATCCGAACCAGATCGCCATACTACAGACACAGTCCGCGTTGGACTCGTCGCACCCCTCACTGGAACCTAACAGTTTGCTTCAGGCATTTGCCAACGGCATCTTCGGACCTCCGGATTCTCCAGAAGCCAAGACTGCATTCAGGCAGATGCTTCAGGACGTACAGGGCGCGAAGGACAGACGCTCACGTGTCAATGCTGATCCCCGCAAGAAGACATGGGTGAATCGTTTCGACGAATCATTCCCGACTCCGAAGGATCAATTTGGTGTGCCAGTTCCCGGTGTGCTTACGCAGCTCCGTGCTGAATACTCAGCCGAGTTCGAGATGGCAATACTTGCTGCACCTCCCGAGAAGTATCGTGAGATTTACGCAGAGTACTCCAAGCTGTACGTCGAGCAAGAGAAACTTCAGTCCGCTCAGTCTTCATCTCGTACACCCGTGACGACGCTCAAGCAGATCGTACGTGGCAACTTCACCCCTGAACAGGGCGCAGCTCACGCACGCCAGCAGGGTTGGACTTCACAAACCGTTATCAATATGCGAGCTGAAGGTGAGTTCGGTGATGACTTTGTTGCTGGTTCAAAAGAAGCTATCGCATACCGTGAGTTCCTTCTGGCACTCGCTAACCCACAATAGAGGAAAATCCCATGCCTACTGATCCACTTACAGTAGAACACGAGCAGTCCGAGGAATCACTTCTCGAATTGGAACAACGTGTTTCAGCTCAGCAGGCACAGGAACAGCGTAACGCTCAGAACGAAGTATCAATCTTCGACCTTGAGCAGAAGCTACTCTCCGAAGTACCCGTCTATGTTGATCCCGAAGCGGACGACGGGTTCTGGAATAACACATGGGAAGTCACAGGCTCCGCTGTCGAACAGGCATCAGAGCAGGTTCTTCGTACTCTGGGTGACCTCACGTCATTTGCAGAGGACGCTGGTGGTCGCATAACGGTCGCTGATCCGGAGAATCTTCCGGAAGACGACCAAGGCTTTGGCATCCCATTCACTGACAAACGTATCGCTCACCTGTCAATGGAACAGTTCAACGAGCAGGCAGTCCAGTACGAGATCGCTACAGGCAAGCAGCCTATGGGTATTTCGGACATCGACTTTCCTGACGTGGATCGTCCTGACTCGACAGCTGGTGCAATGACTTCCGGGTTCCTGCAATGGGGACTTGTGTTCGCCGCTACCCGCAAGGCTGGCTTGGGGAACATCTCAGGGTCAATCGTCGCAGACTTCGCAGCTTTCGATCCACACGAAGCTCGTCTCGCTGACTTGGCCGCTCAACTGGGAGAAGGCAACCCGATCTTCGACAACGCATTCACGCAGTACATGAGTGCCGATCCGACTGACAGTAACATCGAAGGCAGACTCAAGAACGCTCTTGAAGGTCTACTCATCGGTGGAGCTATCGAAGGGGCTATGGCTTCCTTCCGTTGGATGCGCGCATACCGCGTGGCCAAGACGGTCAAAGCCGAGCGCAACCTGAAAGACGCAAAGATACTTGAGCCGGAAGCTGCACCAATTGCAGACGCTCCGACCGCTGAGGTATCCGCTACTGTTGACGGCAAAGCTGCGAAGACCGCAGACGCTCCGACCGCTAAGGTATCCGCTACTGTTGACGGCAAAGCTGCGAAGACCGCAGACGAAGCACTCGACGACGCAGCCCGAGCCACCCTACAGGGTGAGAAGGTCGCTGAGACGTTCCATGACGTTGCTCTACGTCAACTCAAAGCCAGCATGAACGCTGACCCCGCTAAGCTGCGGCTGATCCGCAAGGCACTCGAATCGGGTGACACGCAGGCAGCCTCAGAGCTTATCGACTTCAACCACTCGACGGTGGACTGGGAGTCGCTCGGCAAGCAGCTTGGTGATGGCGAGAACGTAGACGAATTTGTCAAGATCATCAACGCATTCTCCGATGTATTCTCGGCAGAGATGAAAGCAGCCACAGGCTTCCAAAGTCAGGCTGAGACTCTCGCACGTTCCGTTGGCACCACAGCCGACGACGTGTTGAAGCTGGGACGTGACGTGAGTGGTGGTATTGGTCTGTCCGCAAAGATGGCTGGTGCTGACACCATGCTCTATCAATCGACGCAGGAACTACGCCGACTCGCGAAGCTCGCGACAGGTGGAACCGACGCTGACATGATGAGCTTCTTCCGACAGATGGACCTGCACGCAACTCTGCAAGCAACCATCAAAGGATCGAAGTCCGAGATCGCTCGTGCTTTGAATCAGATGAAGCGTGTCTCTACGGCACACCTCGACGACTTCAAAGAGTTCGACGACCTCATGCGTGACTCCACCGGACTCACTGGTGACAAGCGCAGACATCTTGCACAGAAGATTGCCGACCTGAAAGACATGAACCAGATCAACCAGCTTGCTCGTAAGAGCTTGGGGCGACGTGCCCTTGACATGTGGGTTGAGGTTTATGTGAACGGTCTGCTGTCAGGTATCTCCACGCTCATGCTGAACAACGCATCGAACACCCTGAAGCTGATCGAAGGTATCACTGAACGATACTTTGCGGCTGGCATCGGTGCTGTCAAGAACGGCACTCGTCGTGCACTAAGGATGGAAGCCAAGGAAGCAATCACATTCCGCGAAGCCAATGCGTATCTCTATGGTACGATGCAAGGACTCGACGCAGCAATGCGTATCCCGTTCAAGCAGCTATTCAGCAAGGCTGGTCGTGACTCCATAACAGCTGAGGATTTCGGTGCAGTTTACCGTGCCTTCGTTGACGAGAAACCCGTGCTCGACACTCGAATGAGAGTTGACACTGACACACGCAAAGCAATCAGTATGCTCGATGAGTCTGACTTGTCGTTGGCCCAAGGGCTGCGACAGATGGACCTGTCCAAGGTTGACCTGAACGCTAAGGCTGTGAACTCGTTGGGCAAGCTGATCCGGATACCGGGTCGTTTGATTATGACCTCGGATGAATTCTTCAAACAGATAACGTACAACCAGCACCTCGCAAGTCAGGCTTACAAAGATGGCTCCGCAATAGCCCTCGCCAAAGGGAAAGCCGGAAAGCAACGTGCTGCGATCATCGAGCGGACTCATCGTAACTACAGTGAGTTCCCGCCCGAGAGCGTACGGTTCGAGTCTATGGATCATGCAAGGTACCAGACGTTCCAGTCTGATCTACCCGATGGACTTGCGCGTGACTTCGAGTCACTTATCAATCGGCATCCTGCCATGAAATTCGTCATACCTTTCTATCGCACACCAGTGAACATCGTCAAGCAGACGATACTTGAACGCTCGCCTATCGGGTTCATCAAGTTGCACAAGTCGGAACTCTACCGACGCATCAATGCTGGTGGTCCGCAGGGTGACATTGCTCTCGCACGTTTGGCAACTGGTTCAGCCTTCATGGGCTGGGCAATGACCCAAGCTATGAACGGCAAGATCACTGGTGGTGGACTCTCCACTGTCAACTCTGCAAACTCAGAAGACCTCGACAACATCCCGCCCTACTCCTTTGAATTCCAAGGGAGATGGGTTCAATACAGTAGACTCGAACCAATGGGTATGCTTATGGGACTCGGAGCTGACCTCGCGTTGTCTGCTGAGTGGTATCAGGATGACGACGACACTGAGTTCATGGAAGCGGCATCGCTGGCTATCACCGTAGTCACTGCCAACATCACCGACAAGACTTGGTTCAAAGGCGTGGCCGACATGGTCAGTGCTTTTGAAGACCCCAAGAGATTTGCTGGCAACTATGCTAAGCAGATGACGACGACAATGGTTACACCTTTCAGCGCACTGCTGAGACGCATCAACACGGACCACGACCAGATTGCCCGAGAGGCATGGGCATGGATGGACAAATGGAAAGCTGGTATGCCCGGTTTCTCAGAAGACCTTCCGGTTCAATTCGACCTACTCGGTAAGCCGCGATACAAGCGGGACTACCTTGGACCAGCATGGGCATCCCCTGTTGCTATGGGCGAAGATGTGAATGACCCTGTGTACAAAGAAGTGGTTCGACTCGCATTCGATTATCGGAAGCCGAGACGTGACCTGTTCGGTACGGGTCAGGACGTGACCAACGAAGTCTACTCTGACGTGATGTCACGAAAGGCTCAAGTTATTGTGAGCGGCAAGACACTGCACGAGAACCTCGAAGACCTGTTCGACTCTGGTCTATACGAGGACACTCTGAGCGACGAAGGCAAATCCGACGTTGTGAAGGGAATCATCTCGGGCTACACTCAAGCTGCGAAGGGTGACTTCCTGCAAGACAACCCCGACTTCCTTGATGGAGTCGTGGAAGCTAAACAAGAAAAAGCTGAGCTTCGGCTCAAGTAACGGTTGCCCCTTCGGGGGCAATCCCCTATTCCTAATGGAGACGTAAATGTCCTTCGCATCGAAAGTCCTGTACACAGGCGACGGCGCAACAACAGACTACACAGTCTCCATGCCGTACATCACGAGCACGCACATCAACGTGTACGTGAATAAAATCCTTCAGCTCGTCACGATGCACTACACGTGGACGAACTCAAGTACGATTAGTTTCCTTACAGCTCCCGGCTCCGGTGACGCGATTGAGATTAAACGGAACAGTTCACCGACCGCAACACTGGTGGACTTCGTAGATGGCTCAGTGCTACGTGGCGACGACCTCGACACTGCCTACCTGCACAACTACTACCTGACTCAGGAGTACGCGGACAGCTTCAATGAGATAATCACCAACGCTCTACTGACCATAGCTACGAACGAAGGTATCACCATTGTTGACACCGACGCTGTGATACTTGAACTGGTTGCTGCCATGCTGTCTGACGCCGCTGCTGCTGAACTGCAACAGCGCATCACTGACATCGACGCAAACGCAGAAGCGATCATCACACTTGGTAACGCACTGCAAGTACAGGTCAACACTCTCGCCGCTGGCGTAGCCGCTGCTGTTTACATTCAGGCAGGCGAACCAGTTCCCGGTGTCAGTGGTATTCCTGATCCCATCACTGAAGGTGCTCGATGGTATGACTCGGATGACAACAACCATCCGTACATTTACATCTCGTCTGCTTGGGTAGACATTGACGATCCTCGCATCGGTGCAATTGAAGTTGACCTCGCGTTACTGAACACAGAAGTCGATGACAACTATGCGCTGTACTTGGCGGAAGCTGTCACACGTTCTAACGCTGACGGTGCTATGGCATCTGACCTCGCACTCATTGGCGCAGCTAACGGTGGCGACACGGCCTTCGTGCTGGACCTCGCCACTGTCGAGATTGGTGGTGGAGTATCTCTGTCAACGAAGTTTACCAGCATCACTGCTGCGTGGGCTGCCGCTGACGTGGTCACTCTTGCTGCTGCGGACGCTGCTGCTATTGCATACACTGACGCGGAGATCACTACCGAGCAAAGTGCGCGCTCCGATGGTGACGGTGCCAACGCATCCGACATCACATCACTTGACGCTCGCGTCGTGACTGCTGAAGCTGGATTGGTTACCAACGCTGCACAGATCGTAACTGATCGTGGTGTAGCTGCAAGTGCCACGGGTGCTGTCGCATCTGACGTGACAACGCTAACATCAGAAGTGAACTCTAACACCGCGAGTGTTAGTACGCACGCTACATCCATCAATGGAATCGAAGCTGAGTATGGAGTTGACCTAACTGTCAACGGGTACATCCAAGGGTTCCGCATCATCAACGGTGGAACTCCGGGCGCGAATGCGTTCGTTGTACTTGCCGACAAGTTCGCTGTGGTTGACCCATCGGGTGACCCCGGAGAGACGACATACGTTCCCTTCGAGATCGCTGGTGGCAAGATCAACATGACAGGCGACGTTACGATTGACGGTGACCTCATGGTTACTGGTACGATCAACGGCTCGGCACTCATCAATGGTACGATTGGTACCACACAGATCGGTGCTAACGCTATCACGACGACTCACATCGGCGCGAACCAGATCACGGCTAATAAGATTCTCGCTGGTGCTATCACGGCTGCGAAGATCAACGTGTCAAACCTCGCTGCTATTGAGGCTGACCTTGGTTCGATCACGGCTGGTAACATCACGATGGACACCGCTGGTTACATCATAGGTGGACAGACGGCATACAATACTGGAACAGGTTTCTATCTGGGCTATGATTCGAGTGCCTACAAGTTCTCCATCGGTGACGGCGGCACGTCGAACTTCCTGACATGGGATGGTACAACTCTTGAAGTTAAGGGTAACGTCATCATCGGTGGATGGTCTGCATCTGATACGCAGATCACTGATCTTCCGACTGTCGGTAGCAACTCAGCTGCATATGGTTCTGAGTCATCAAAGTACAAGAAGGTCACAATTGACCGTGACGGAAGTGTACGACTGAAGATGTCTGCTCGTTACTCAGGCTATGAGATTGACTTTAGTGATACGGAAGATCCGGACTCTTGGTCCACGATTCCATACATCAAGGTCTACAAGAACGGTTCTCTCGTTATTAACAGATCGCTCCAAGGTTTGTTCCATGCGAGTACGTTCTCCTATGTCTCTGACTATGACATCGCTGTATCAGCTGGTGACTATCTCGAACTCTCCGTCTCAGGAGGTAGGTTCTATGATACGTCAGCAAGTACCTATCGCAACGTAACGGCACATGGCGGCGAGCTACAAGTCTGCGCCGACAATACCATCACAGGTAACACTGTCAATACTGACACGTAAAAACGAGGAGATAAATCTCATGGCAACACCACAGACAGAAGTAAAACCCGCTCCAACTCTGGAGCAAGTCGAGAAACAGCTCAGCGACCTCATCCTGCAACGCGCAGGCTTGAAGGATCAGCTCGACGAACTTGAGAAACAGATGCCGATTGTATTCGGTGTAACACAAGTGCTTCGCGCACAGAAGGCAGATCAGGAACGACTGATGGCCGCTGCTGCTGAAGCTGTAAACGAAGACTAAAGGAATCCCATCATGTCATTCACTAACGCGCAACTCGCAGTGCAGATCGCAAACCTGATTTCGTACTGGGCTGCATTCAACGAGGAATACTCGAATTGGATCGGCGGAACAGTTAGCGGTGGACCGAATGACGATGGCGAATATCCTTTGACGAACTGGGCAGGGGAGGAAACACTTCTCCCTTGTCCGGCTCTGCTTTCCGACAACGTGACTGGCTATGTCGCCACCGTTGGCGCAAGCGCGTCCGCCGCAGCCGCAAGTGAAACTGCCGCAGGACTATCCGAAACAGAAGCAACCGCGCAAGCTGTCATCGCTACGGCACAGGCAGTACTCGCGGATGCAGACCGAATCTCAGCCGAAGCTGCTGAGTCCGGAGCAGTTGACGCAAAGGTCACTGCAATCGCAAAAGCCGCTGCCGCAGTTGTATCTGCTGCCGCTGCACTCGTAAGTGAGAACGCTGCGGCTGCCTCAGAGACGGCTGCTGCCGACAGCGAAACGGCTGCGGCTGCAAGCGCGACTGCGGCTGCTACGTTTGATCCGGCGACCTTCTACACCCGCACGGCCTTGAACGCCGGACAGTTGGACACTCGGTACTACACTGAGACCGAAGTGGATAACCTTCTGGCTGACTACACGTTGACTT